CTACCGGGCCGCTGTCGATGCCCTGCGAGACGGTCAGCGGGCGATGTTCAACGAAATTTCCCGGCTGCGCCATGATACCGCGGTGGCCAAAGTCCCCGCGGTGATCGCTCACCTCGAAGATGCCATCGGCGAGGGGGAGCACAAGGTTGTCCTGTTCGCCCACCATCACGATGTGGTCAACGAGGTCAGGGAGCACTTTGGCGATCGCTGCGTGGTCCTAACCGGCGAGACGCCAATGGCGGATCGCCAGGCGGCAGTCGATAGATTCCAGGCCGATTCCAACTGCTCGCTATTCATCGGCTCGATTACTGCGGCTGGCGTGGGCATCACGCTAACGGCGGCGTCCCATGTCGTGTTTGCCGAGCTTGACTGGGTGCCGGGCAACATGAGCCAAGCCGAGGACCGCTGCCATCGCATCGGACAAACGGATAGTGTGCTCATCCAACATCTTGTGCTGGAGGGGTCACTGGACGCCGTCATGGCCCGGACCTTGGTTGAGAAACAGGATGTCATTGACCTCGCCTTGGACGTTGAGAGGGCCAAGCTCCTCGATGAACCAGTGGCGCCGTTTACCAGTGCGGCCTCCCGGTTCTCGCCGGAAAAGTTAAGGGCGGAAGCCGAACGCATGACTCCGGAACAGGTCAACGCGGTGCATTACGCGCTGCGCTACTTGGCCGGTATGTGCGACGGCGCACAGGCAAGGGACGACATGGGCTTTAACGGCGCCGATACCCGGATCGGTCACTCATTAGCAGAGGCTCCGTTCTTGTCCCCACGACAGGCTGCGCTAGGCAAGAAAATCGTCCTGCACTACAAGAACACTCAACTACCTGCGGACACCGTCCGCACCATTGAAGGGAGTCCGTTATGAAAATCATCACCTACGCCGACATCGTCGCCAAATGCCCCGTCCTAACAACGCAGGACGTCTATCACCAGCAGCAAATCCTCATCGCCTATATGGCAGGCCGTGGCGATGCCCAACAGGAAAGCATCGACCGTGACCTGACCAAATTCGTGTCCGCTTATCAACCCCAAAAAGAGGAGGGAAAGTAAAATGGCAACGGAAACCATCACAGTGCAGGCAGTGGCCAAGCAGTCCCGGCAATATAGCGGCCAGACCATATGGCCCGTCAAGGTCAGGGACGACGGCACCAAAATGGGCGTGTGGTACAACCTCTACACCGAGACCAAGCCCAACAAGGGCGAGTCGTTTACCGTGGACTGCAAGACCAACGCGGGTAAAGACGGCAGGATGTTTTACGACGCCACGATCGTGACCATGGCGCAACCAGCGCAGCCAGCGCAATCGACAACGCAGCCCAGGCCCAACGGTGGCACTAACAACCGCACCACGCCTTACACCGTGACCTGGTCAGCGTATGAGATCATGGCGCACAAGGCTCACGCCCTAGCCGCAGAGCTGGAACCCGCGCCGGAGGCCGGACAACCGAGAGCGTCAATCTTCGCCACCATCATGATCGCCTTTGGCGATGGCAAGATAGACGCCAGTGACGGATGGGAAAGCGTTGACCCCTGGCCGGCGCAGCCCGCACTCTATGCAGAGACCCAAGCGCACATCGACCTTGAGAACGCCCTGCATCAAACCGGGATGAGTCTCGCCGAGGCGTCAGGCAGGACACTGGCCAACGTCCGCGAGCTATCATCTGACGAAGTGCAAAAAATCCTGGCCAAGATAGAAGAGAAGGCTCTCAAGGTAAAGGATTGGCATGTCGAACTCGCCGCAGCCGTGCAGAAATACTGCACTGATAACACCCTCGACTTCGCCAAGGAAAAATTCAACGTCCTACTTAGCGTCGCCGGCACCAAAGACTTGAAGTCGCTGTCGATCAAAGACGCTTACGATGCGGTTAAGAAAATATCAACCCTCCCCAAGCTATAGAAAGGCAGGATATGTCCATGTTTACCATTATCGACGGCCATGGATGGTTCTACCGCGCGTATTACGGTTCGTTGAAAACCGCGAATGGCGAACCCGATCACGCGTTGACGACCTTCCGGGCCATGCTCAAGGACTACGTGGATAAGTACAAACCCGATCAACTCGTTGTGGCCAGGGACGCCGGCAGGGAGTCGTTTCGCCATGAAATCTTTCCCAACTACAAGAGCAACCGCAAAGCCGTGCCGGATGGCATTGCCGAGCAGCTCTCGCGCTTTCCGGCTTATCTTGACAGTTTGGGCGTGCCCCACCTGGGGTGCCCGAACTTCGAGGCCGACGACATTGCCGGAACGCTATGCTCCCGGTTTTCCGATACGTATCAGATATACTTGGCAACAGGAGACAAAGACTGGCTGCAACTGGTGAACGATCGCGTGTCTGTCATCAACTCCAAAAACGAACTGATGGCACCCACCGATGTTGCTGTAAAGTTCGGCGTCATCCCCGAGCAGGTCGTGGAGGTATTAGCGCTGATGGGCGACGCCACCGATGGCATCCCCGGAGTCGCCGGCATCGGCGAGAAAATCGCAGTGGCACTGATTCAAGGCTGGCTCAATCTGGAACATCTCTATGATCATCTAGGCGAAGTGGAAACAAGCATCAAGAGCGGCCCAAGGATTCACGGTCTGTTAGAAGTCGGCAGGGAAGCCGCGTTCCTCAGCCGAGAGCTGGTTACCATCAACCGCAAGGCGCCCGTTTATGCCATGGGCGATTTTGAATGGCGTGCACAACTGTAGAAGGGTAACCGTCATGGCCAGAACAGCAAGAAAGAAAACCGAAATAGAGGTGGTTGCACACACGCAGCCACCCGCGGAAGTATTCCCACCCATCCCTCCATTGCCAGTGTTTGCCGAGCACATCGGCAACCTACTAGCCGAAGTCGAGGGCTTTAAGTGCGCCAACGTGGATGACTTCTCGCGTGGCGCCAAGTGGAGAAGTAGAGCCATCGACCTGCGCAACCAAATCACTGCCGCCTATCAGCCCAGAAAACAGGCTTTCGATGCGGCAAAGCAACCAGCCATCGACGCCGAGAAGGCCGACTTGGCCAAGGTTAATCTCGCCGTGGGCAACGTGGACTCGCAGTGTATCGCCTGGCAGAGAGAGAAGAAGCGCAAGGCGGATGAGGAAGCCGAACGCCAGCGCCAGGCAGAAATAGCCAGGCGCGAACAGGAGAAACGCGAGCGAGCCGAGGAGCAACAGCGCAAGGCCGACTTGCTAGACGCCTGGGGAGACCCCGAAGGCGCCAAGTTGGCCGAGCAGGGCGCAAAGGACATCGAAGCCGAGGTGGTCATCCTACCTCGTCCCACCACGCCGGGTGTCCCCACCTATGCCAAGGGCGTGAGGACTCAGCCCAAACTCGTGGCCTCCATCACTAACCCCAGCGCGGTCAACCGCGCGTTTTGCATCCCGTCTCAGGCTTTGGTAAACGCCAAGGTTAAGACGTTCACCGATTTCAACAAGAAACCCACTGCCGAGCAGATAGCCGAACTGGCAGCGGAGATCGGCGGGGTTAGCCTGGAGTGGCAATGAAAGGAGAATTCCATGGCCAAAATCATCAAATTCCCCGACCGCAAACGCGCCATCACCCAAGCCGAGGCGCAGCGCCGATGGCTGGAGACCAACGAAATCCCCGTGCAGTACGGCTGGAAGTGGCCGACCGATAGTTGGCTAACAAGGCGACTGTCTCTGGTAAGAAAAAAAACAATTGAGGAGTCAACAATTGGATTGCTACAGCAAGAACGAACTAATGAGAAAGAAACGCCTTGACGCCATCCGGGGCGAGCAGAACAAACGCTGAGGCGTATATGTGGGTATTTTATGCGTTTGACAGCAGACTGTTGTGGGCGTAGGGAGATTAGAGGAATACGAGCAAACAGAAGGAGGGTAGATAATGGAGAGATGAGAGATATGATTCATACAAGCAAGAATGGTCGATCCACCGCTACTCTTGAGGGTGTCGCGTCGCGCTTCCACAGAGAAGTCGGATTGCCAAAAAGTCTTTCGCGGCGCCTTTCGAAGAAGTTCAACAAATTGGCAAAAAAGGTTGATTGGGCCGTTCCACTTCCTGAGCGAGACATTCCCGCTTATGCCTATACCAAGCGATCCAAAGCTCCCTTGAAAGGAGGGTAGATAATGGAAAAAGGTTTGAAGGAGTTAGTCGAGATGTGGTTAAGCAAGGCCAAAGGCGATTACGAAAAGGCCCACGACATGGGCGTAAACGAATTACTCCACGACAAAACTTTACAAAAACAGCACTTGACTAAGATGATAGTCTGTTACGTAAGCAAATCGCTGCACGAGTACCGCAGCGGCATCAGGGCGGGCACCGTCATAGAGGAAGTCAACTTACAGGTTAAAGGAAGATCAGGGGAACGGTACTCTACTCTTGAAAACGACATCGTAGATAAGGGCCGCAACCCCCTCCAATCCGGCAAGGCGATCAAAGACGCCACTGTTGAAGAGGTCATCGAGGACATCTTGAAGTACCAAAACAACCTGCGCGGCAACTGCCGGAACGTGGCCTTCAACTTCGCGTCGATTCGAGGTCTTGAACTCAAAGACGTAGTGGGCAAAAAGGTAAGCACTACGATGTTCAGTTGCCACTGGGCAGAATCTGAAAAGGTCGGGGAAGAATACGCTAATTACATCATCAACAGTTTAGCGAAGAAATACAGTCGACAATTTAGCGCGACCGCCTACTTAGTGCGACCGGCTATTCAATGCGACGCGATTTAGACCATCGTGGTACTGTAACCCACGCGCGTGATGTCTTATTTTTATATTAGACCAGCAAAGCGATGTAACCCATGAAACCTATGTCTTATTTTCAGGTTAGACCAGACCGTGACTGTAACCCAGACTTAACCTGTCTTATTTTCAGGTTAGACCAATAAAGCGATGTAACCCAACAATCTGCTGTCTTATTTTTATGTTAAACCATGCCCGTGTAACCCAACTCCGCCTTGTCTATATACTAAGGCCAGCGGCAAGATGCAATCCAATCGGCAGGTGCCTACCTCAAAACCAGAAAGGCCAAAGGAAACATGAAATCCAAACAAAACTTGCTTATTAAAGAAAAGACCAGCATGGCAATGCAACCCAAAATCCCGCTGTCTTCAATCAGTTCAGAGCTGCTGCTCGACTTGAAACGAGCTAGCGAAGAGTACGAAGACGTCTTACGTACCAAAGGCAAAATAGAGCTGGCGCTAAAGGCCAAAGAGCGCCGCTTTATGGCCGCTTTGGGGCTAAAGAGCATAAAGAAAGGAGGAGTCATAGTAGATCAATTGATGAACGGTAAGCGCGACAAGCTGATGCTCGCTATCCAACATGACGTGGCCAAGTTTTTAGCTGATAACTATGTCTCTATTGACAAGAAAGACCATAATGGAGATGTAACCCATCCGGGGATTGTCATTAAAAAAGACCAAAATCGTCGTGTAACCCATGCACGGTCTGTCATTAAAAAAGACCACCCGTTGACTGTAACCCATATGCGGGGTGTCATTAAAAAAGACCAAAATCACCGTGTAACCCAGGCGCAGCATGTCTCCAATAACGGCCATCATCAACGTGTAACCCAGGGCCCATCTGCCGACTTGATTCTAGACTTCATCGACAGGCTAAACCCTCATCTAGCCGCGCTAGAGCCGATATTGACCGAACGCGACCGTTGGGAGAACACGTTAAAACACCTGGCCACTAAGTTACCTGTATGGCCCTGGGTAGAAAGAGACGTTAAGGGCGTAGGTGGCTCATCGTTAGCTCGCATCGTCGGAGCCACGGTCAACAAGGACTTCGTCACCGGCAAGATACGCTGCATTGACGATTATCCTAGCCCCGCTAAGCTGTGGAAGCGCATGGGCCTAGGGATGGTCCAGTACGCCGACGGTACCCAGGAGATACAAAAGCGCAGCAAGGAGTACGGCACCATCCACAAGTATAATCCCGTCCGCCGCTCGTTGATGCACGTGGTGGGCGAGTGTATAGTCAAAGCCAATGACTATTACAAGAAGGAGATATATGACTCTTACCGCGTCCGCCTAGAGGCTAAATATCCCGAGTGGGAAACTGCTAAGACCAAAGACGGCGCAAAGGCGCACCCCGGCCACTATAATAAATGCGCTATGCGCTATATGGAAAAAAAATTTCTAAAAGACCTGTGGGTAGAATGGCACAAGGCGTTAGGGCTGTACGACAGAATTGAGTGCGCAGATAAGACCACGCGCCGAATGTAACCCAGCGGTAAGCTGTCTTTAGTAATGCAATGACCAGTCTTATGCTGTAACCCAGTACGCGGCTGTCTCTGATAATAATGACCAGGCGGACGGTGTAACCCAAAATCCGAATGTCTCTGATAATAATGACCAGGTAAAAAATGTAACCCAGCGAGAAAGTGTCTCTGATAATAATGACCAGTGTCGCGATGTAACCCAGTAAACATTTGTCTCTGATAATAATGACCAGCATCAAAATGTAACCCAGATGAGTACTGTTAATAATTAAGACCATGCGCGCATTGTAATCCATCTCGGTTATGTCAATAAGAAAGACCATTCGCAAATTGTAACCCAATAAAAAACTGTCTTTATGAGAAGGTGAAGCGTGAAAATCTTAGTCACCGGAGCCGCTGGCTACTTAGGCAGCGTACTGTGCGAGTTATTATTAAACGAGGGCCACTCCGTAGTTGCCATAGATGATTTGCGTTACAGGCAAACTTCGCCGTTGAGCTTAATAAATAAACCGTTGTACGCTTTTCATCACCTAGACTGCTTTAGCGATAGGATAGAAGAGTTAATACCGGGGTGCGATTTCGTGGTGCCGTTGGCGGCGGTAGTCGGTGCTCCGGCTTGTGACCGCCACGAAACCGAGGCTTGGCGGGTGAACGCGCACGCCGTGCGTTATTTGGCGGCCTTGGCTACGACTCGCGGCTTCGGTCTCATCACCCCTAACACCAACAGCGGGTACGGTACTACGGGGGCCGCCGCCTGCGACGAAACCACGCCGCTCAACCCTGTATCGCGTTATGGAGCCACTAAAAAAGTAGCCGAGGAATCGACCTTAGAGGCCAATGGCGTGGTGTTTCGCTTTGCTACGCTGTTTGGCGTGTCGCCGCGCATGAGACTTGACCTGCTCGTCAACGACTTTACCTTCCGTGCCGTGCGCGACAAGACGCTGGTGTTGTACGAGCCGCACTTTCGCCGTAATTACCTGCACGTGCGCGACGGCGCTAGGGCCATCCTCCACGCCATGACTAACTACGACTTGATGAGGGGCCAAGCCTATAACGCTGGGATGCCCGATGCTAACCTGACCAAGGCGCAACTGGCGCTGAAAATCAAAGAGCACGTACCCGACCTGACCATCATGGAATCGGCTGCCGGCTCTGACCCTGATAAGAGAGATTACCTGGTTGATAATACGAAGCTGCTCGCCACCGGCTGGCGACCTAAATACACGTTGGACCAAGGTGTCGAAGAAGTTATCAAGGCTTATCCGATATTAGCGAGCAGCCTATGGACGAACGCTTAAGCAACTACGACGTCTTGGTCCTCTGCGGCGGCTACGGTACGCGCCTAAAGGGCATCATCCCCGCCGGCCTGCCCAAATGCCTAGCCGACGTCAACGGCAAGCCCTTTTTATATTACCAACTTGATTACCTAAAGCGTCAGGGTTTTCGAAAAATCGTGTTGTGCACCGGGTACGGCAGCTCCCTCGTGCAGCAGGCGACTTACAACTGGGCAGATAGGCAACGTTGCTTGTTCTCTGACGAGGGCACGCCTAAAGGCACCATGAACGCCGTTAGAACGGCCATCTTATCGTTAGCTAAATGCGGCTTGACGAATGAGTTTTTTATAGTTAACGGCGATACTTATTTAGACACCGACTTGGAAAAGCTAGCGGCCCCGGTAAGCGAGAAGATCATCTTTGGAGTATCGCCCCAATTTCAGCCAGTAGGGGTATACAAAGCCTCAGCCTCATTTTTTCTGCTGAACGATAGCGAATCATTTCACAACCTAGAAGACGCCATTATTCATCGTCCGCTAAGCTGTACCTGGCGTCTGGTAAAAGAGCCGTTTCACGACATTGGCACGCCTGAGGGGCTGGCTATTTTCCGCGCTCTAGCCAAGACCCTATGACGCTGGCCACGTGCTGGCAGTCTTCCTCTGACATCCCTTCATGACAACCAAAGTGCAGCCCCGTGCGGCCTATGCGCTTGCTGACGGGAGCATTGTCAACGGCGCTGCCGAACTTGGCAAACGCTGAGTGAGAATGAGGCAACGAGCCGAACAGCGTTTTGCACTCCACCCCGCGATTTTCTAGCCAGGTGTAAAGAGAGGTCACGGCAGCCATCTCATCTCTTAGTAACAGAGGAAAAGCGTGTGGCGCTATGACCTCGTTGGCCTCGTCACGGTACAGGATTAAATCGTCCTCGTATGGGCTGAGTAGGTCCAGTAGCCGCTGGCGCACCTGACGACGGACCTTGAACGTCTCACTGAAATTAGCCAGCGACTCTAAGGCCACGGCGGCGTGTAGATCAGACCACTTGGCGTTGAAGCCAACGCGCTCAAAGCTAAAGTAGCTACTCCCCGCTGGCCTGCCGTGGCTCTTGATAGACCTACACATCTGCGCCAGATCGTCGTCATTGGTAACAATCACGCCGCCCTCTACGCCGACTATCAAGTGAGCCGGGTACAGGCTGTAGATGGCCGCGTCGCACAGGTGGTCGGCGGGCTTGCCGTCTAGCAGCGCCCCGTGAGCTTCACAAAAGTCACCCACCAGCGGCTTGTTATAGCGCCGGGCGACCTCTTTCACCACGGGTAGGGGCGATGCCTTGCCCATAGTGGCCACAAATTGGATGCCTAATATCGTGTGCCGCAGCGGGATGGACGCTGCCAGTTTCAGCGGATCTAGGTTTAACGTGCTCGGTTCTACGTCTACAAATACTGGATTGAGCCGAGCGGCGGCTAAGCAGCTAGCCGTGGCCACGAAGGCGCAGGCCGGAGTCAAAACGTCAACGCCCCTGTGTCGTTCGGCCAGCGCCGCCCACACTACCTCTCCGGCGGTGGTGCCGCTAGAGGTAGCGATAGCGTGGCGCCAACCGAACTTGCGTTTAAACTCGGTCTCAAACTCCGCCGTCAGCAGCCCCTCAGTCAGCTGCCCGCTCGACAGCGCCCGCTCGATATTATCACGGGCTTGTTGTCCGATGACTACCCTGCCAAATGGGATACCGCCCTGCTGCATGCCCACCCTCCTTAACATCGCTCTTATTGCCCAGATGGCAACTCCGCTGCCAACACGTTGGCTAATACCACCTTTAAGTCGGCGCTGATAGTCGCTAACTTTAGCTTGGCCTCCTCAGGCGTGGCTGGATCGTCCTTGACAGCGTTGACTATGTTTAAGATTGAATTCACCAGCCCCGGTAACAACGGGATTAACGCGAGTGCAATCGGCATGGCTATTTACCTCCGTGATGGGCCTGAATCACGCTGACGGCAAACGCGCTCAGGTCGCCGGCCAACTTAGTGATTAGCAGCCTTAAATTACTCTGCGCCTCGGTATCATTGGCCTCTCTGGCCACCTCCCACAGCTGCACCGCTACGGGGTAGCTGCGTTGGAACTCTAAGCCAAAGGCCCTGAACTTCTTGCACTGCTCGGGGGCAATCGCCTTGGTGATGTCACACCCTTGCTTGTACACGGCAGCCACTTCAGTAAACTCCTGGCCAACGCCTTTAAGCGTCTCGCCCGTTACGGCTAGCGATCTGCTCGTCATTTGGCAACCGTGAATGATTGCCGTTATGATCAAGACCACAGCCAGCATCCAAGTCGTCGTAAGAACAAACTCCTTTGCCGCGATACTCATTTGGCTGGCCCTCCTTTACCTAGTACGGTGCTGCGCCCCAACTCGTAAGCCAGTGATGCCCCGCCAGCGTACAGGATGGCGGTTTTGGTTACGGCTTGCCAATTGCTCGCTTCGCCTGCCATCACAAAGCCCGCTCCCAAACCCAGCGCCAGCGGTATTAGCGGCACCGCTCTCCAGTACGATTCCGGCAGCGCTCGCTTGACCATCTCCGTGATCACCACCAGCGCTAGTATGAAGGCCGCGTCCAACGGCCCTAATAACTTATTAACGTCCATAAACCACCTCCTGTTATTTGGGGCAATCAGCCCCGGTTAATTTGCCGACAATCATCACTATCATATTCATCGGTTGCGAAGCCGTATCGTTGGAAAATAATCCGTCTAACGTAGCCCCTGCTGGTATTGGCAGCGGGGTTGGGAATAGCATGGGTGTCATTTCGTTCAGCGTAAATAAATTTGTTAATACCACGCTGCCTGTTCTAACCACGCCATCACCGCCCACCGTAGTTAGCCCCATAAACAGACCCCGTAAATAACACCAACCAAATAATAATAACCGCTAACATAATATCCCCTCTATACAGCGTTATTTGGCATCTTGTAGCCTACGACGTAGACATGCTGTCCGGCCCCGCCGGCTGGTGATGAGTCCCACATATACAAAAAGTTTTGACCGACATTTGGGATTTCAAAGGAACCTAGCGTCGCGCCGACGTTATCTACTAACCATTGACTCTGACCAGATGCTACCTGCACGTAAAAATTATTATTAGTCCCAGCTCGCAAACCTAGCATTAAAACGCTCATGGCGTTGGGCGGTACTACCCCGGCAATGCTTACGCTAGTCGGAACGGCAGCAGTACCATCGGATAAAACCAACTGCGCCGCATCGTAAAAGGCCGTGTTACCCCTAATGCGCACGGCGGCGAATTGACTGGAGGCGTTGAAGCGAACAGTGCCGACGTAATTCCAATGTGTGTGTCCATTAGCCACCGAATTTGGCCCAGTTGGCGGCGCTGATGAACTGGCCAACAAGCCATAAGTGGTGGTGTCCGTTACCTGATACATATGCACCCACGACCCAGCGGCAAACGTGCCCGCCATATCGCGCCCGCCTATCACTGGACCTGAGTTGACGCGACACTGTAGCGAGCCGACGCTGTATGTGGTCATGGCAAAGTTGGTGCCTCTGCCTCGGAACATGATGCCATCAGCGTAAACGTCATAGGTAGAAATTGAATTGGTATAGCCCATCAGACCTACCGAGCCATAGAGGGCCTGGGTGCGCGTCGAATTGATAAACGGCCTGCGATCTTTAAAAATATAACCGTTAGCGCTGTCGTCGGTGTTCTTGATCGACGTCATGCCCACGCGACAAAATACAGAACACAAAGGGATGACGTGATCTGGTATGGTCGGCTCGGTAGGACTCGCCGCCTCGGTGCCGTTTGTCCAGCTCAAGGTACCAAAGGCATCTACGGTCAATACCGATATGCGGTTATTCCCGCTAGGAGCAGTGATAGACGGAGAATTACCGCCTGAGTAATTAAGTGGCGTGTTGCCCCCGTAGTAGGCCGTGTCTTGATCGGCCGCGACCTGGAGCGTCATGTTGGGTGCACTCTGCGCTCTTGGTCGCAGGGATTTTAAGTCCATCTGAAACAATGCGTCGAGATTATCACGTACCGGCTGGCTCGCTAGCGCAGCGCTCGTTGCCGGTTGGTTCTCTGTGAACTTGGCCATGCCTACACCTCACGTAGCTGATTCTTTATGTCGCTAATGTAATGTCGAACCAATGCCGATATCGACTCTATGGCTGGCTTTTCGCGAGCGAGTTTTTGCGCGTATATATTTGCATACGCCGTGCCCTGTCGTGCCGAGGTGACAACGTCTTGATAGGCTCTATGCTCGCTAACAACGCCAGCGTAAAAGACCGGGCAAATAGAAGCTATGTCTACGTTATCTAGTGACCTTTCGAAACAGTAATCATCTACGTTATCTCCAGTCATGCCGTGCTTTCGAGCCTTGATCTGCTCTAGCACCACTGCCTTAAGTTTATCCATCTCATCGCTGCTCATGGCTTGGTTCGCTCTCGCAGCAGCGACTTTCACGTCTATCGCTTCTTTTACTGACTTATTTAATGCCGTAGCCATGTGCCCTCCTATTATATTCCTGCCACTTGATATATTACACTTCCTGATGCCGGAATGCTCGTTGACGATATGTCGAACAGCTTAACGTTGAACCCGTAAGCGTCTAAGCTAGAGATCACAAATATTCTACTTGCCGTAGTTGTCCTGGCATCGAGAGTCGGCGTGTCTAGAAATTTCGGGTTAAAGGTGACGTTGGTACCACCGGCGCTCGTTACCGCTACCTCTTCGGCCCACGCCCTGCGCTGGGCATCAACGTGGATCATCCATTGATCGATCCGAGGGTTGCTGCCTGTATTTGCCGCTGTCAGTGCCATCTGTACCTTGAAAACCTTAGCAGATTCATCACCCGCACCAAGTAACTTGTAATCGGAAAACAGCAACCCGTCATCGCTTAGTGCTGCTGAGAACGTTACGTCTCCCTCGCGATCAAACCAGCGGTATTCCATTTGCGAGCGTAATATACTCAAACGATTGAAATCGAGCGCCTCTGTAGTATAGGTGCCATAAGCCCCAATCCCTTGATCCCACGCGACTCCAGCGGCATCCCACGCAGCTCCAGGCGCGTCCCATGTCTCAGTCGACTCTAATCCCAACGCCAGCTTGTCATCACTCGCTGTCGTGCTAGTGGTGTTGACGTAGCGGTTGGCTTGTAGCCCGGTTTCCAGTTGCGCACCCCACACGTATACAGGCGCCGTATTTAGCCCCCGATTCGTCAGCACCGCATAAGCGTACCCGCTAGCCGCGCCAGTAAACCCCCCCGATACGTCAACGCGCTCCCAGGACTTACCCACGGTGATGTATTTCTGCGCATAGTGGCTGAGCGGCGTGAAAGAGTCTCGTATCTCAACGGCATAGTTTGCCGCGTTGAATCCTGCCGATTTTAGCCACACAGAGAACGTCAGGTCTTTTGACTGCGTGTATAGAGCTGAGGTCTGAACAAGGGTTGCCGTGTTGACAAACACTGATTGCGCGCTGTGGGGGGAGATGATATTTACATAGCCCATCTTGCGGGCGTTTAAATTATTGAACGGATCAGTATATGCAACAGGCACTCCGGCTGAATCCGAATAGGTGTAAAAACCATTGAGTAATAACCAAACAGGCGATGGGGAGTTGGCCCACCCGTCTATCTGACCGCTATGTCTGAGTTGGTTTGTTACCGATCCTACCACTAGGGCCGTAGTACCGGAAAATACCCCAGTTAATTGTTCTATCTCATCCCGCAGCACGAACTGCCCACGCAGCTCGGCCTCGCTGATGTGGACCTCATATTCTGTCGCATCTGCGGACTCGTTGTCTGATCTGTCCACTGCCTTGATCAGGAAATTGTGGTTTCCCGGCACGTAGCTCTGCATCTCAAAATGCGTGCGGAATATCTGATCCTCCACCGTATTTGCGGTCTCCCACGTTGAGCCCTCGCGAATCTCATAGTGTGATAGGTCGGAGTCCTCTACCGGGGTCCACGTGTGGAGCATCGATCCGCCGACCTGTGAAACCGAGTAGTCCTGTACGTCCTGCGGACACGTGGAGTCCGCAATCGCCGTCATACTCACAACCCAAGTGCCGACTGTGTTGCGGACAGAATTCTCGGTAAATGGAACAATCTTCCACAACAGCGAACGTGACGTGGTGTCGTCGCTCCACTCTGCGCGCCCGCCCACGTAGGTGCCAAATATCGTCCACTTATCGTCGCTCGGCGCTATGGTAGATGGCTGGCTGTAGAGGTCGAAGCCTAGAAACGCCGGCGTGCGATAGCCGATCATGTAGTCATCGCCAGAGTTTGGCGCCGCCGCTAGCGCCGGAGACACCGTGGCTAACTTACCGCTGTTCGATACACTGTAGCTCGTGATTATGCTCCACGCCGTGCTCGATGATACCCCGCTGACCATGCGCAGCCCGTCGCCAATGAGGGCATCAGTTATCGGGGCGTGAGACCCGCCAAGCCAAATCACGGTAGCGCAGCCTGCTGCCGTTATCAGCCCACCTTGAAATCGCGGTGCCGGGCTTACCTCAACCATGCCGAGGGCAATCTTGCTGCCGTCGATCATTTTTTGAAATACTACCGTGGTGACAGCAGATATCGGTTGCGCGCACGGCCCGTTCAGATCGAACGTCATCCCTTTTCCGAGCAACGAAGGTGTCGTGGGGTTGATGCGCACAAACTGTTCAGCGGTTATCTCGTGGCCACCCGACGGATCGCGTCTTACGGACTTAACGCGAACATTCATTAAGTCCTCGGACGTTACCCCCAGCGCCCACCTGTCATTGACTTCCACGGGGTAGGTAAAATTGGACGTGGGTACCGCAACAATAAAAGTACACGCGCTCAGGCCGCCGCTTACCGTATTTGCTAGCGTGCGCGTTTCTGGCGTATTGGCTGTCGTGTGCCATACAAATATCTCATACGGGTAACCGCTCTTTACCTCGAATTCACGGTCACACACTACGCTGCTCAGGCTTGAGCCAACCATCGCTCGCCCGCCGTACCCAAGTTCGTAGTTGGTCGTGACGATGCCAACTCGTGCCATGTCACCGCGTTCAACGACAACACCCTCTAACCCCGTTACAAATTTTATCTCGCGCCTAGTTTCTCGCCTCCTCTGCATCTGCCAGCCAGCTTCGCGAAGAGCCTCGCTCGTCCTAGTGATGCCAATCAAGGACATATCAAAACTCTTGATCGGCGTCCCCGCAGCCGTGCCAGAAGCCGTGACATAAAGCACGTCCTGCTCGTACTCAAGCAACTTATTTGCAAATCTAATCGTTGCTTGGTTTGGCGCCAACGGATCTTTAGTTATAGTGATTTGAGTTTTTTGCGGCACCGTATTACCGGCATGAAATACTTGTCTGAGTGGCAGGTCTGCCCTGTCGCTAATGATCTTCCACTTACCATTTGAGTTAATGATATCGCTACGATATAAGCCAAGGATATCTTGTACCCATGACCAATGTGGCTTACGCGCATCCATGACAAGATCGAGCCTGTGCTGTTCTTCCCAGCCTCCCGCGCCGTTCGGCACTTGGCTATCACACAGCGTGGCAAAATCAATAAACGACTGCATGTCTACGTCATTCGTAGTAATCCACGCGCCCATGCCATAAATTGAATTGGTCATGTAATCGAGCACGCACCACGCGGGATTAGCCGTCCACGTCTCTACGTAGGTTACCGTATCCGAGTACGCCCTGACGCTTCTCCCCTTAACCATCGTGGTGACATTGGGCCTGCCGCCATGGAGCTGCGCCGTCGCCACTGCGCGCAATGCTAATAACGCTGTACCCGAATGCGCTTCCGTGGATTGAGGGTCGCTTATCTCTGGTATTTCGGTAACCGAATCGATGTTCAAATCGTCTTGCACAAATTCTACGCTGTATGACCCCTCCGCCTCATATCTTTGAATCCACTGCAACCGAAAATCCCAGGCATCAGCGTGGTCAAGTTGGATATTGATCCATAACCACACAGCCGACCTTGTCTGACCGTTCATTTGGTATTGCCCGACTAGATCCCAAGCAGTTGAACCTTGTACGCGCTTCTCAACTTGAAACATGATGCTATGTCCGCCCTGCCTAGGATGACTACCGCCGTACTGCACATACAAACCACCACGCGCTACTACGTAAATCGTGACTGCCCTAATATTGTCGCCTTGAGTCGAGTATATGATAGGTGTTCCGGGATCATAGAATGCTCTAGGCCCGTTAGGCCCAGATGCTAGCGGCCTTCCATCGGCAAACGTATTTTGTATTGATTCAAAGCCCAGGATCGGAGCTTGGCTACTGGTACCTAACCTATAGTCTACGGTGGCCTCTGGAAATGCCGTGAGTGCAGTGCCGTTGATTGATTGGCAGCTGATGTCGGTGATGACGCCCTCGCATAACCCCAATAACATGCCGAGCTTGTTGCTACCGATAGAGCTTTCGCGTTCCGTAAACAGCGTCAATACCTGTCCGCCCATGCGGTGCTCACCGTAAACGACGGGGATCGCGCCGCCAGGGCTGAAAGAGTCGCGTATGCCGTCAAAGGAATATGTTGGGCTGCTGTCGTGCTCGGCCCTGGCTTTCGGCGCTTTAGGGCGGTTAAACAAGCTGATAAAGAATTGTACCACAGATACAACAGCTGATATGACCTGGATTATCGCAGGAATAATTGCAAGAAACGGACCCTGCGGAACAACGCTAAGCTCGACCTTATCGCCGTGATCGGGTGTTAAGTCGCGCCAGTTGGTTATGAGTGAGCCATTGTAGCGTGCCGAGACGATGTTGATATTTTTGAGCTTATCATCACCGTCAAATATCTCGCCGAGCGTCAAGTCTGGCGGCAAGGCTATGTGGCCAAGCGCCTTTCTGTTGCCAATGATGTCTTCAATCTCAAGAATCATGGGATATTAGGTCTTGCTACGTGCAAGAGCCTATCTTGCCAACGATTGATCGAGTCGCACACCACGCCGCCGTACTGCTCTCCAGCGTGAATAAAATCAGCTGACGATATCGCTACGCCGACGTGGCCTATGGTACCGAGCGGTGCGCCTTCGCCCTCGAAACACAGAACATCCCATTTGCGGATGGGGAACGCTAGCTCGGGCGGCATCACGGTAGCAAATTTTCGCCACCCTATAACGTCATCTGGCAATTCTATATCAAATACGCGGCAAATGATTATCTTGACAAGCCCGTAACAGTCTATTCCGCCGTCTACCGCTCCTCCGCCGCGCTTATACGGGATGCCGATGAGTGATTCTAGCCAAGGCTCCATTTGAGACCGTTAAATAAAGGCGAATTGCCTCGTGTTGTAAGGGATGCTTGGAAAATCGGTGCGATTAAACGTGCGCCGTGGCCCCTCTACGTCGTAGTTAAAATTGTACCCCAGCGTGAATTGTGCCGTTTCACCGTCGAAAACGCTGCTGAGGATCTGTCGCTTTGTTAACGCGCCGCTGTCGGTTAGAAAGCCAACATTTACCAGGCGTATGGTGACGTCGTTTAGCGATAAATCATTATCCTTAGCAAACGCGAATGCCTGGCCATCGTAGTTAGACACGCCCACGATCAGTTGCGGCAGCTCGCCGCCCGAAGGCTGGTCGTCGCTGCCTAGAACGAAGGGCACTGGTCTATAAATATTGCCTGCGCTGCTTAGCGTCTCAGGGTGGCTGGTGAAGTATGCTACGGAATTGACATTAACAGTAAGGTCTAGCGTAAATGCCCAAGTCTGCCCTTCCAGCTGATTAAGCAGAGCGATATAGCTGGTAGTAAACGTTCTCATCGTCTCTTGTCCCTCGAAGAGTCAATGGCGTCCCACAGGTTAGCTATTTCTTCGTGGCAAGTACGCCGACAATCATCGTAATTCTTTATGTGGTCGATCAAGCGTTGAGAAAGCACGCTGATGCGCACGTGCATTGAGATGATCCCAAATATAGAGGCGGCCAATAAGCCCAGTGCCCACTGCAGCAGGGATTGAACCGCCTCCCACATCTGCGTTATCGTAATTACGTCCACGGGTACCTCCAACGCTCTTCATATCTGTACTCGACTTAGCCACCCCCTGGCAAAGACTTTTTGACTGGCATCTTTTTCTACTATCTCTAGGTATTTTTTAAACTGTAAGCCGTTAAGCACTTTTACCAAAACCAAACAATCGCTGGTCTTAAGACTATTGGCGGCGTCCAAGGTTAACGAGCCTATCACGCCGTCTACGTCCAAGCTGGCCCCTAAATAATTTAAGCCTTGTTGCAGGTGCTTGCCTGCCTGTGTTAAACCAAAGTTGACGGCTTGCTCAAAGACCTCTTTGGCTGTGGCTAAATCAGTCATCAAGTGACAATTCAGCTTACGCCAGTAATCATTATAGTAGATCGTCTTAGCCTGTTCTAACGTTAAGTTCTTGATGTCCAGACCTGGATAAGCTGCCTTACTGATGCCGTATTTGGTTTCGCCGCCCCTATCGCTAACGTGATTAGAGTAGCCGCCTTCAAAGCCTATTACCTGTCCAAACGCCCGGTCAAAGTTCGTCATGTGGTTAGCCCCGATTGAATCAGCCTCAACTGTACCGTATAAAGCCCCGCCGCTACCTCTTCAGTGACAAATTGCTCAGGATCAAAATGGACGCGATACTTACACCCGTATTTAGCCAATATGTCATCGCCAGAAACAGGAATGGTCAAAAAGGTCACCAACCCGGCATTAGTGTTAAGATTATAACCTGACGCCCAATTTGAGCTGGCTCCAGTAGAGGGGCGGTAAGTTTGCACTGATAACGAGTTTTGATGGACATAGCGGTCAGGCAATAAATACTGTGCCCTGACGCCATCGGCCTCGCCAAATATCTGATAGTTGGTCATGTGGCCCCATCGCCCGCCATCCCAGAAAAAGCTGCGTCCGCCTTGGTGCAGCGCGTGCAGCGCTGACAAACACCTGACCTCGCTTTCGGTCAGTGGTCCCAACGTCATCTCAAAACTATAGAGCGGGCGCTGCATACGGTTAAATACCAAGTACATGCCAGCGTCAGCGTACTCTGTGTGGTTAGACACGGTATGAGCTACGCGCCGGACACCTGGGTTAGGAGTGAAAGTCAGCGTGCGCGTGGCTGGGATCATCGGTTCCTCCGCAACACGTTGGCGATCATGTCGCCTATCGGCCCCTTGCGCTCACCGTTATCTACGATGATCCTAACTACGTCCTCTGGCTTCATGTCTGGACGGCGCGGAGTGATGTCGCCGTTGATCTCCACTTTTACGTTAGGCTCGTTCTTCTTGCCCATCTTAGACTTAGGAATAACGTACTCATCCTCGCCGCCCTCGCCTAACAGGGCTAACGTGGGGCCTTGCACCATGCCACCTGCGGCAAACCGCCTTACCCCCATGACGTCTAATAAAGCGCTCGGCAACTTACCGTTGTTGTACCCGCCCAATACGGCCATGCCCTCCTTAGCGCCCCCGCCAAAGAAACTGCCAAATATGCTCCCAATACTAGACAGTATGCTCATAAAACCACCACCGCTACTTCCGCCTCCTCCGCTTCCCATCAAGCTGCCCAACATGTTGCCTATTTGAGAAAGCACGGAGATGAACGTGGCGATGGCCCCGCCAATGCGCCCGATGTCACCACCGATGCCGCTGAGTCCCCTGGCCACAGCCGCCGCCCCGCTGGACATATCTTCCAATTTCATCGAACCAGTCACCATGCTGTCGATCAGCCTGCCTTCCACTTCCGTGATCGTAGTCTCGCGTTGCCCATACTCGTACAACCCGCTCTCCTCGTCCAGCTGCACCTCACGAGGAGGCTGCTCTTCTGGCTGTCTTTTCTCTATAGAGGCCTTTAACACGTTTAGTGGTGATTCTGCGGACGAAGCGGCAGACGACCCAGGGATCGACCTTGACAGCAGTTCAGCCGCGTTAACCAGCGAAGTGCCCGCCGTAGTTAACACTTCAGCCGCTTGAATGTGTCCTTGCGCTGCCGCGTCTAGCCGCTCTGCGCTTGCGTTAAGCAGATTGACGCTGCTTTGTATGACGGTCGGCTCTCTGGCTGAAACGGCCTGCAATCCGCTTACTTGCGGAACCTGCGCGCCATAAGGCTCGCCGGTAAACGGATTTATCTCTTCAGATCGCCTGGTTCCGGCTCCCGAGCGCCCGCCCGGAACACCTCTATCAGGCAGCTTGTAATCTATTGACAGGATAGACTGCTCAGGCGATCCTTCTGTCGTCGTCGGTTTAATGGAAAACATGGTCCTCAGGCTTTCCATTAGCTGCTGAGCCACCGACTGTAGCGCCGCACTGGCTGATCGGAATAATTCTATGGCTGAGGAGAACGAGCTGCTAACAACGCTTTCTAACTGAGTAGACGCAGCTTGTAACGCCAAGCCGCTATTTTCTATCGTTACGCTGCTAATAGGTTGGGCTGGGCTAGGTTCTGCCGTAACAGCAGGGCCTTGCTTAGCTGATGCGATGGGAAATGCCTGCCGCAAGCTATCAGCAGCGCTCAACAGCGCTGTAGCCGCATTAGATAGCTGCTCTGAGGACGACGTTAGGTCCTTAGTGGCTACATTGCTAAGGTCACGTGCCGCCGCCTTTATCGGGTCCTCTGGCGTTGGGGACTGAACCTCTTTTTTACCGAAGCCTAAAAATATCTTCAGCTGCTCGCCTAACAATCCGGCCACGGTAGTAGGAGTCTTGCCGGTTTGCTTTTTTATGTTTTCAAGCTGCGGCGCGAATAAATCTTCTAACAGCGACTGCCCCAACGAGACCAGGATAGTTTTACCCGTAGCCTGCACGAACTTCAGCATGGCATCTTTAAAACCGCCCTGCCCGTTAACGTCCAACAGCTCCACAAAATGATTGGCAAAATCCCTAGCCAGTGACTCAGAAGCGTCCCTGATATCGCGCTGGGCTTGAGCCATCACCTTGCGCACACCGTCACCGATAGTCTCTTTAGATGCCTCTAGCTTGGCTAACTGAGCTTCGGCCAAGGCCAGGTCTTGTTGGCTAATTTGCCCTGCCTGAAATCGGGCCTTGGCTACCTCTACGTCTACTCGCTGCTGCTCGATCTTTTTCTGTAAGATGGCCAGCTCTAACTTGTCTAGCTCGGCAGTGAAATTTATGATGGTTTGGAGCGGGGCCTCTTGGTCCTGCAACACCTGTAATTGATGCTGCAATACTTGAACCCGAGACTCGTCGCCAGTGATCAACGCCTCCAAGCCGGTCTTTTGGTCCTGAGACCGCTGAGCCAGTATGCCAGCGGCCTCTTTTACGCGGGCGGCGGCAATATCGGTAGGGGCCTGACGCAGCTTAGTTAATTCGGCGTTGATGCCGTTGATCTCGGTGCGTATCTTGCTGATCTTAATCGCGGTGACCGCCGAGTCGCCTCCGAGCTGGTCCAGGTAGTCTATCGTTTCTTGCAGCTCTTGGCGCTGTGTCGTTAGCTCTTGCTGCCTTGCGGCATTGGTTGCCAACTGAGCCTGGGCCAGCTGTCCTAGCTGCGCCAATTGTAGCTCTATAGGAGCGTTCTGTTCTTTTAAGATCCTGAGACGCTGCTCTTCCTCGCCAACCAGCGCCTCAGTCAACGCTAATATGCTCTTAACCTCGGCTTCTTCGGCCTGTTTAAACTCTTGACGCTGCTTTTGGTTGGCCGCACGGGTGATGGCATCGACGATCTTGGCGCGCACGGCGGCAAACTGCCCCTCGCCTATCTTCAAGCCGTCGGCAACCCCTTGGTTGAACTTTTCGACAAAGTCCTTGATGGCGCGGTCAATACCCTCGGTGCCTAAAGAGACTTCTAATATCGAGCCTTCCTTTTCCAGCTTGGTGCGTAGGTCTGCCAGTTGGCGAGTGAGTCCCTTAGCGAACTCTTGCACCTGACGGTCGGCAGCTGATTTGCCCAGGATAAATTCTTCTTTTTCTCCTTTATCTTTACCCCCAGCGGGGGTTAACAGTTCGTTTATCTTTTTTTGGACATCTTCTAATGCCGCCAGCCGGGAGCGTTTTTCCGCCAACTGCTTATCAATCAATAGTCTGCTGGCGGGAGACTGACCGCTCTGAACAAATTGTTTAAACTGCTTGGTGGCTTCTTCTGGAGTTAGCTTGGAAAAATCTTGTTGCGCTACGGGCGCAGAGGCTTGTTCTTGTAATTTGGCTATCTCGTCTTTTAAAGCCGTTATCTTATTAGTGACTTCCGTAAGTTTTTGAGGGGCGTTTTCTTTAGTCAGATTGTCTAATTGAACGTCATTGACTTGACCTTTTAAGTAGGTAATGGCCGCGCTTAAAGCCGTAATAGAAACGGTAAGCGCGGCTATCACCGGATGCGTCTTAAGTAAGTCAAGGGCCAGCACCACACCGCGAATAGCAGCTATCAAGCCAACTCCGCCGGTAAAAGCCAAAGTCACTGCGGCTAACGTGGTGATAAAGGTCTTGTTCTCCTTAATTACCTCTGAAATCGTATTTACAAAACTCACCATCGACGGCAACACGGTGTTACCGATGGCATAGGCCACGCCTTCAAACGTCTGTTTAAGAGTGGTCAAACTGTCGTTAAACTGCTTGCCTTGCTTGGCGGTGAACTCGTCGGTGAGGACGCCCAGCTCCTTGGCCTTTTGTCTGTACGGCTCGATGCCCTCGGTGCCGATAGCCGTCAGCGTCTGAATGACCTCACGCCCGCCCTTGCCGAAAAAGCGCATGGCCACTTCGTTTTGAGTAGCCGAGCTTTTAATAGTGGTGAATTGCTTGGCAAACTTGACCAGCGCGGCCTCGGTATCGCCGGTATCGCGCAATAAGTCCTTCAACCCCATATCGGTAAAGGCGTCACGAGCCTCGCCGCCGCTACGAGCCGCTAGGGATAAATTGCGTTGAAAAAACCTGATGCTATTAGTGAACTCTTGTAACGTGCTGTCGTTGTCTTCAGCGACCACGCGCAAGGCTGATAAGAACTCCGTTGACGTGCCCGTGACCTTGCTCAGCTTGGCCAGCTCAGCACCATTTTCAGCCGCCTTCTTGCCTAGAGAGGTCAAGGCGCTTATAGTAGCACCCAAAGCGATGATCGGCGCACCAGCCTTAAGCGCCATAAACGCCTTGTTGACGAGAAGTACAGAGTTTTCAAACTTTTGAAACGCCGATCCCGCCACCGTGGCCACGTCACTGAGCACGCCCAAGGTATCTGACGCGCTCTTAGTGGCCGAAGCTGTGCCTTCTAACGATTTATTGGCGCCGTCGGTGGTCTTCTTAAGCGAGTCAAGATTAGTCTTGATCGTCTGAACATCGCCGGATAGCTGATCAACGCTCCTGATCAATATCTCTATGACGTTTTGCTCAGCCATTTTCCTTCATCTCTATCAGCGCCTGCTCTGCCCTTCGAGCCAACGATTGCGCCTCGGCGCGGCTAGACGTAAAACGGCTATTGGGCTTAGTCCTCATCGCCTCATCGTACGCCTTACGCTCTATGTGCGCCCCGACTATCATCACGTTAAAGTCAAAGCTCAGCCGGTCCAGATCACTCTTTAACAGCCCCCTCGGCAACAGGCTCGACGGCCTCACTCCGTACCTCTGCCCCATTGAGTCCAATATCTGCGGCCACTGGCTCTCGAAAAAGACGCTCCAATCTTTGAGGAGTGTTGCTGTAGGCAATGATCTCCTGCACCAACAAGTCTAAGTCGCTCCCCAAGTCAAGATAGAACAACTGGTCGTCAGGGCACGCTGTCTCGTCCCCAAACCAGATCTTGGGCGAGATTACGCCCCGCTCAGCGTAAAACCGAGTGATGCGCTCCTCCGTGCCCACGTCACCCGCCTCAGCCTTACTGCTTAAGCCCTTGATAATGTCCTGAACCGTGCCATTAGTAGCTAACGGCAGCATGCCTAAGTCAGCTACAAACTCCTTGAGCCTCACCCGCCGTACCAAAAACTCCTGCCCGGTCAACGGCGCAACCACCGTTTTTTGAAACTTAGTTTTGTCGATCATGTACCCTCCTGAGATTAGCCTCTGATCTTTGTCAATAACTCCTCTATCTCGTCGTTGTCTATCAAATCTTTGCCGCTGAGCGTGCGCGCTTGACTGACTTCGTCAAAATAAATCCCCAACCGCAAAAAATTCTTCACCACGGTGTCGATATCAACGGCTCCGGCACACTTGCTCTCTAGATCAACGGTCACATCGTCCGCTTCGTCGTCGCGATTGGCCAGGCGGTAAAACCTCGCCATCTTAAACAGCGAGGTTGCATAGCTGGCTCCGTAGCGAAACCAAGCCAGCGCCTCTGGACCAGCGTTAACCAGTTCAGCAGCCCGCTGCCTCATTACGGTCAAGTTGGTCTCGTCCTCTGCCACGGTTCTTAATCGAACATGATGCGGTACTCGTCGTTGCCGTTCCGCTCGTAAGCCTGGTAATCAATGCCAAACACCGCTAACCCCTCTTTGTCCTGCCAACGCAACGTCTTGCTGATGATCTGAGAACTGGTCAGCGTAAAGCGGTTACCTTGAACTGTGCCAGCGGCCACGTTCACATAGGCCCCAGAGGTTGAACGCCACGCGTTGATCCAATCGTAGCTGCTGGCGTTAGTCGCTTCAGGATCAAAGCTGCCGCCCGGTGACCGTTCGGTGATAACCACCTTGATGATGCCCGAACCGGACAGCGCCAAAGAGGCCCGCTGCTCGAATATCTTGTTGTTGGTGTTGAAATTCATGTTCTCAACAACCGCAGCTAGACTCGCCACTATGATCGAACCGCTGCCTACCCAACGCGGCGGGGTGCCGCTTGGCAGGCCAACTGGCGTACTGCGCAGAGTGTTGGCCTCAGTCGAAAGTAAGCCTCTGAAATTAAACTCCGCGATGATGGGCGACGCGCCGACCATTATGAAATTTACGTTGCCCATCGCGCCTAAGATGCGGTGCTCGTACCCATCAACATGGGCTACCAGCGTATGAGACGCTTGAGACTGAACACGCCCAGCCGGGGCGTAGGTATAAGCCGGGCGGCCAAACTCATTACTTGATACGAACGTCTCAATCATGCCACAACCACGGAGCAGGTCTCCCAGCGGCGGCTTGTTGTTAGCTGTATACGACCCGGCGTCGTGGCCAACTACGAAAGTTCTAAATGTCACGCCAACAGGGCGCACCGTAGCATAGGGTCGTGAAAAGCCCAGCGTGCTCAAGCCGCCATTCTGCTCGATGACCTCTTGGCCCAGGTCAACGGTGAACGGCTCTATGAGCCGTATAGCCTGGTAAGAATTGGCCTCTTGCGGGGCACGGTCAACTCCGTATGAACTCTCCACCGCAGAGAGTAAAATCTGTCGTCTATTTATTGCTACATCAGGCATTGGGTATTCCCCCCTTTTCTGTTATACCTTGTCGTTATTGTTACCGCCAATTTGTTCAGCCACTCGTTTAAGCGTGGGTCACCTCCCGCTCCCAGAGTAGATGTCGTACTCTGCCGTGATAGAGTGCATGCCAACGTAGCCCTCGCTGGCTCGCTCCGTGTGTAGCATCCACACCAGCGGGCTCTCGTGTCGCAAGCCGACCCCCTTGGGCTGATCAAAATCCGTGAAGTCTCTGATAAAGTCCATTAACAATCCGCCTTGCCAACATAACTCCTCGGTCATCTGCTGCTTGTCTGGATTATACAGCCATAAATTAAACATGATCCTGACCACCATGCGCCGCGTCTGTAACGTGTAAGAACCGCTGCCCCGCGCTACGTCTTCCCATGGACTCTGCACGAAATAGATCAACGCTGGCATCTCTGAAAATGGCAGCTCTTCCATGTAATCGTACAGTACATTCTTCAGCTGATAGAACCGCTCGTCGGCCCGGATGCGCTCGCCCATTGGCGCTATCAAGTCGCGATACACATCTATGCTCGGCGTCAATGCCATCAGCCGCCCTCGCCTTGTTGCATCACGTAGTTATTAGCCGCTTTTAACAACTTCGGCAGTAACACTGGGTCATCGGTCTTAGGCAACATGCGTCTAGCGGGCAACCCCGGATGCATGACTTGCTTGGCAAACACAAAATCGCCCTTAGCTGACGCAATTGAGTACGTCTTGCCGGCTGCCGTAGTTTTGGTAAACACTCCTGTGCTAGTGGCCATCTTGAATCTTAACCACTTACCTTTTGGCCTTGGCTCTTTTGGTATCGGATAAGGCCCCTTGGTGCCGTACTCATGATATTTAGCTATCTCTAGGTCGCTGCCTACGCTGGCCTCTATAGAGTTCCACCTAGGCAAAAAGCTCCCTCTCAATATGCCGTTGTCTTGTAATACCCTGCCAGATCCACCGCTTCTACCTGCTAACGTATTTGGCGACAACGGCTTCCACCCGCCGACCAAACCGCCCTCCGACGCGAAATTACGCATCACCCAGTTATGCGCTAATATGGCGAACCGAGCGTGCAGTGCCGTGCGGTCCTTAGCTCGCCCGGCTATCTTAGCCAGTCTGAGCATGGCCTGCTGCAAGCCCTTGACTGAGAGTTTAATCTCTATCCCTTTAGCCATTTATTATACCCGCTAAGATACTTACCTTCGTCCAGCAAATCATCAAAACCTGCCGACGCAAGAAATGCTAACAGTTCTTGCCTTGCCGTAGATGTATTTTTATACGAAGGATTATGCGCGTCAAACCACGATGAAGTAAAATATTCCGCGTTGATTGGATCGTGAATTTCCAAATCTAAAAACTTAACCTTTCGTCTTAGTATGTCTCTATTTTCCTCAGTAGCTGAAAATAACCAAAACTCCGATCCTTCTATGTCTACTTTTAGATAGTCTACATCTTTACCAACCATACGGATTATGTCGGGCAAAGAAATTGTTCTTGCCATTCCAACCACTGTAAAAAACTCACTGAACGTAGCGCTTAATTGTCCCGAATTAGTGCCTGCAATCCTTAAGGGCACAACAGCACCGCTTTCTGACCATGCCGCCAAATTAAGAGGCAGCACTCTACCGTAGACGCTGTTGTGTCTGATATTTGTCCAAAGTACTTCAAAATTGCTGGCCATTGCTTCAAATGCATATACTGTACTAGCGCCTAAACCTACTGCTCCTAAAGCCGACACGCCTATGTGTGCCCCAATATCTACTACAACTTCAGGTTTTCCACCAAAACGCTCTAGCCCCCTAATGGCGCTATGTTCGCCGTCAAGAAAAAATTTTTCAGTTTCACTGATCAATACTTCGAAATTCTTAAATTTTACCAACTCCATACCTACCCCCTGCTGTTGCGCACGCCTGTATCATTCTAGTCATCTTGAGCATCTTCATCATCCAAAACATCTTGATCTATTGACTGCTCGGACCAGTCGCGGCGGCCAAACGTAGGAGTGCCTCCTTCGATGCCGCCGTTAAAGGCTGTAATCACGTCAGATCGAGCCATCGCGCCATCTATGGTAGCGGTGCCCTGTATTACGTCGTCTAAGAACTTCACAAAGTCCTCGCGTAACTGGGCAAAGGCAGGTGGTATCTCGCCCTTCTCAGTCGCACCGAATGAGCCGTACAGCGTGTAGACGGCTAGCACCTCTTCGCCCTGGGCGATGTAGCTAGATGCTGGCGATAAAGGCACGTCCAACACGGCTCCTAACCGGCTATCGATGTAGCTCTGCGCCGCTAGCATGTGCGGCTTTACGTCGCGTTCGGTTAAGTCGCCACGCCCGATTAACTGCCTAGCCACTCTCAAGACGTTGCCCTTGCTGCCATAGGTAGAAAAGCTAACTGCTTCAGTCTTGGCGATCTCAAACACTCCACGTTCTGTTACGAACAGCGAATTCTGAATTGACCCGCTACCAAATGCCTTCCACTCGTAGGTATAAAATCCTGCGCTGGTCGGCAGCTGGCGGAATATATAGAACATTCCGCTGGTCGCAGCCCCGCTAGCTACTACTGACTGTCCAGACTGTACGGCCACCGGCGCCAACAGAGCACCGTCAGTATTATAGACAGCAAAGGCCACCGTAGACGGGATGGACAGCGTGTTAACGTAGCTGAACATCCGCAGGTCTTCGCTCTCAAACCGATCTATGTTTCCTGTCAAGTCGATAGCCATTAGGATATCTCGGTATCGTTGCTGCCCGAGGGCTTATTACCAGTAATAGGCTTGCCGCTCGGCTTAATAGTATCCACGTTCCTGTTCGACGTACTAGTAGACTTCCTAGTCCTACCAAAAGCTCCGCGCACCGTTTGACTCATGCGATTATAAGCTAAATGGATGCCCGCTAGTATCTCGATCCCCAAGGTCTTAAATACTACAGGTGTCGCCAAAGCCGTAGCTGCCAACGTCCTAAACAGCTCCATGCGCTTGTTAAGCGCCGCCACTAACGCGCCATCGGCAGATAACAGCCTGACCAATGATAGCCGCTTAACTAGGACGGCCACCGCCACCATAACCGCCGCGATCACCTTGCCCACGGTCTTAGTAAAAGCGGCCACGACGGCCAATTGAGCAGACAGCCGTCTAGAGACGAGCTTGACGATATCGGTGGCCTCTGCAGCCGTTGAAGCCAACGCCCGCCTTAAGCTCATTAGCTTGTTTAAAACGGCAATCTCGGCAGCCGAGGCAGCCAAGGAGCGGGCAAACGTCAACCTTTGAGTCAACGCGACTACGCCCGCCGTGACGCCGTTGACCAGCTTACCAACTCGCCTATTAACAGATGCGGTCAAGGCCGTAGTAGTCGCCAACACACGAAGCAATAATTTAGTGACGGTCGCGACGGTCTCTAAGGTAGCCGCCAGGGCTTGTTGATAGGCCTGGGTAACAAACGCTGCTTTGCTGATGGCCACTGCCAGTATAGCCGTTGCGTTGATTGACCTGAAAAAACTAGCTACCTTAACTAACGCAGGCGTCATCACGCCCCCTACAGACATAGACCGTCTCATGCTCCTAGCGATATTGGCGGCCAGCTCAGCCGTAGCGGTTATCGTCCTTTGTACTAAGCCGCGCAGCTGAGTAACAGATGCCGTGAGTAGCGCTTCTGCTCTCAACCGCGAAGTGATCAATCTGGTAACGGACGTTAGGCCCACCACGGTAGCCGCCACGGCTTGTTGAAACGTCTGAGCTACCGAGGATGCTCGCCCTACGGCGGCGACGAATATAGCTTCTGGGTTTAAAGTACGAAACAGGCTCATCAACTTGTTGAGAGTGGGAGTCAATAGCGCCTCCGCGCTCATCACACGACGCAGCATCTTTAGCAAACTGGCCGCACCCTCGGTAGTCGCCGTGATGGCCCTTTGAACCAGCCCCCTGGCTTGAGACAAAACGGATGTTTCTATGGCCCCTGCGGAAAGCGGCTTCGTTACCAATCGGACCAAGCTCGTGGCCCCTATCACCGCTGCCACCATTGCCTGCTGAAGGGTTTGAGCGGCGGTGCTGACTTTGGTAATAACAGCCTGCCCGATGGTCGTAGCGCCTAACGTCCTAAACAAGATCATCAGCTTGTTAAGCGCTGGGCTGGTCAACGCCTCGGCCAACAAGGCCCTGACGTAATTGACTTGAACGGTAGCGGCGACGACGAGCTGAGCTGTGCTCCGAACGGCCATCTGCACTAACCCACGAGTCATATTAAGGGCAGGCGTCAGCAGTGCCTCGCTTAAAACTCGCTTACTGATACTCTTAGCGAATTGAGCGGCTAACGACGCAGCGCCATCAATCAGCTTGCCGACCTTGTTTCTAAGCTCCGCCGTTAGCGACGACGCTACGAGCAACCTGGAGGACACACCTTTGTACACAACCGACGACAGAGCAGCCGTAGAAGCTGCCGTGTTATACAAGCCCTTGAATACCCCACCGGCCAAGGCATCTGCGCTCGTCATCAACAGAAACGACAGCTTATTCAGCCTAATAGCCGACAGCTCTGTGGCTGATAGGCTCTGAAGGTACAGCTGTGGCCCAGGGGCCGTTTGCGGCATAGAACCAATGCGACCCCACATGAGCGGGGGCATGGCGCGAAACCCACCTAGTATAAATACCCAGGCATTTTTTAGCAGCGAAGCGGCAACCTGTAACTGGCCTGCAACGGCCTGAAGGTTGAGCTTGAACCCCGATTTGGCCACCTGCGGCGCTGCTATCGTAACCGCATTAGATTGGCGTAACCCCATGCTTCTGTAAAACACGCCTTCGCCTACGCCTTGAGCGGCTAAAGAATTTAAATTGGTAACGTCGCGCTCGCCTACTCCTACGGCTGAGAACGCCACGTCGTCAGCTGCCGCCGAGCAGGCCATGGTGAACGTGCCAGACGAGGCCGAGTTCTGTTGCGTGAACACGGCAGTAAAGTTACCGGCCAGCTCATTACTAGATACCTTGAAAGTATTCGTGCCCGCCAATATTGACGTGTGGGCCGTGAGACCAGAGTAGAACGCCGCAAAGGCAATGCCCGTATTTACGCCGTAAGTTAGTCCAACGGACGGATTTTCTTGGGTACCTGATATGCTGATGCCGCTATTGGCCAACACGACGAGTGGCTTGCGACCGCTGAGAGTTACGCTCAACCCTAATATGTCATCCGTAGTAGCAGTGTTTAACGAAGCTACCACGGCCTGTGTGCCTGTGGGCAAACCGGACCCGCTGCCAGCAAACCACCACTCACTAGCCCCTTGTTCCGTAGTGGTGTCCTCATTACGGAGTACTCTAGTCAAATTAACGGTGCCGTACTTTACAGCGGCCACGTGATCAGTGTTAGACGCGCCGTGTAAAAAGCCTACCAGTACGCCCATGGTAGAGCTGACGCCCACGGCGTGACTCCACGACATCGGATTACTGGTGTCCGTGCGAAGAAATTCTGTACGACCGTCTACCTGAGGCATAGGCTATTGGTTACACAATATACAGTTAGGATTTTTCGTGTTTCGGTTTATATGCCATCGGGTGTGAAGCTGGGCTAGGTATCGATCTTTGTCGTGCCTTGGCGCGGTAAACGCTTCGGCTATAGACCAGCCGTGCTCGAAAATGCGCGACCATATCGTTGACCATGGTTTACCCAATTCCCTACTCCATTGATAAAGCGTTTGAGTTTTTCCATCGTAAGTGAGCAATCGCATTTTTCTTTGCCCTAGCGGGATTAGGCGTGGCTTTAATACATGCTCAATCGGCAAGCCTCTTTTCAGTCTACCGAGAATTGTCGTGACGGGTATATTCAATTCACGGCTCCAGTCGGACACGACTTGCGTTTTGCTATTAAAGGTCAACATTTTAGTGCTTCGCGTATTTCGAACTTGATAAAATTTGCTTGCCCATCTGCAATTTCCCGGCTCATAACCCCGATTATTATCTATGCGGTCAAGACTCATACCTTCAGGGCAAGGCCCCATCTCACGGTAAAATGCAATAAAATTATTTCTCCACTCTTCGCAAACCTTTATCCCACGACCGCCATAATCGGCGTATGCTTGATTCTTTGGATTAAAACATCGAGCTTTCGCTGCTACCCATGATCTATATTCGGGTTCTTTGTGCCGCCCGTGCTTCCAGTGAACTCTTTTTTGGATACACCCGCAACTAATAATCTTTCCACTAGTAAGATGATTAGAAGCTATGACTTTTTTCCTTCCACAATCGCATAGACAGAGCCAGCAAATGCGATGATTCAGCTCGTTGGCAAGTTGCTCCAGTGCTTGTAATTTACCGAAGCGTTGCCCAGTTAAATCCCTGATTCCCCTTTTTTCAAACTCGTTAGGCATAAACACCCCCTTATATTTATGCCTAACAGTATCATGGCTATGATTTTTACTCAAACTCGAACGAGAGTAATCCCTACGAATCAATAACATATTGATTTCTATGCAGGATCGGATTCCACAATCGGATCGGCAGAGGCATTGGTAGTAAGAGTTGCCGTCCACACCGCCGTCGAGTCATTCTCAGCGAACACTGACATGATGCCCCCCGATGTTGTAATCCTATTCCTCAGCGCCCGCCACGCGTTAATTGGTGAACGGGCGTTGACCGTAGCTGTCAACGACGACATGTCTACGGCGAACACATTGGCCTGCTTCATCTCCCACAGCCCGCTGCTGCCGGTAATCACATAATCGTACTCGTTGCTCGGTAATACGGTAAACTCATGCCACACAGGCAGCGCCGCAAGTGATGTCGTGGCCACCATCAACCTACCGAGGCTCCCGGTGTCCGTGTTGTCGAGCATGGCCGAGTAGTACCCGGCAACGAAGTCCGCCCTTTGTGACGCCGTGGTGGTTTCATTCTTGGCCGCGAAGGGCGTGCCGTTTTTAGACAGCATGATGCGGCTTTGAGTTAACGTGGTGCCAAGACTCGACACAAACACTCCGCTGGTGTCAGTGAATGGCCCAAGCATAATAGAAGCCGAAGTGGCTTGTCGTAGGTAAAACATTTAGACTCTCCTTCGCCTTGCTAAAAAAACAGCAGCGCCACTTGATCCATCGATCCATTCTACGTTCGCCCACAACGCACTTACCCTACGCGGCTTGGTCGCCGTGTCCGTGATATTCTCGTAGCCGACATTGAAACTCTGGACGTTAGCCTTTGTGCGCGTGCCAAGGTTGAAAACTTGATGCTCGTTATTGGCGAGAATACGCCAACCGTTTACCGCGAAATCGACGGTCGGCCCGTTCGTCAAGATGCTGCCCTCGTCCCATATTTTAAGCCTCCCGCTCGTCGGGGCCGTTGATGCCGCCGTCCCGCCGACACGAGCATAAACGTCCATTAGCACCATGTCCGCGCCGCTATCAATTCCAGCGGGAAGCGTGGCTAGTCCAAATCGATCAATACTGTTGAGGGCGGCTGTTTCTTGGTTAAAGTCTGCGTCGTTTACAGCACCCGGAATATCGTCCACGTTGTTAAATGTACTCGCGCCCGCTGTCTCATCTTCCCAATCGTTCGTGACATTACTGCCAACAGTGACAATATCGATCTTGCCCGCGCCGGGTAAGCCATCTTGAAACCCGCTGGCGTCGTCAACGTTGATCGCCACGTCGTCGAAATAAATATTTACGCCACCATTGTCCCCCTCAGTCGCCAAACGAAAATCGTTAAAATTCGTGTCGAGCGTGTCGACTCCTGTCTGACCGCTGCCTACCTCCACGCCGTCGACGTAAAGATGCAGCTCGCCCGTTGAGTCATGGATTACCCACTTGATTTCGACTCGATACCAAGTGTTTGCAGTTAGCCCGCTCGTCGTCGCCAGGTCTGTACCTGTCTCACTATTACGCAAAATTAGCTGGCCACCCGTGCTGAGTTTAAGACGCCAATTTGCGTTGTTGGTATTGTTGGTAGCTTGCATCAGACCGAATAGCTCGACGGAGGGAGAACCAGACCACCGAATATAGGCACGGAAATAGTACGTTCCCGACGTAACCGCCGATGGCAAGTTACGAACAAATCGATTTAAGTTGGCGTTATCAGGGCAAATCGCGGCGTAGGTGCCGGAGCGGACAACGGAAGTTTGAATGGCGGCGTCGCTAGTCAGGTTATGCCACATAACATCGGTGCCGGCGTTCTCTTCGAAGCCGCATGTAAAGAGTCTGCTCACGGCATTGCTCCGAATATCGCTTCCATTTGCTGCGTAACGCCGTTGCCACTGCCGCCGAAAATAGTGTCTGGATTTTTCCCCGCTATAGTTAGCGCAGCGCGAATCCTAGCATCCATCGGCCACGGCCACAGAGTATCGCTAGTCAACGTGCCGTCGACATAGCGAAACCAAACTCTCGCGCCATTTCCCGTATTGGTCCACAGATTAGGAGCGCTGACGATATCGGCAACATCACTATTCTCAGTTGATGTCCAACCCGAGCCGGTTATCGATGACGTGCCTCCGATTTCAGTACAATGGTTTTTAACGCCGCCAGTAGTGTTACCAAGATCGTAGGGAACCTTGCCTGTCCATGAGGTATCCAAAAATACGCAGACATTGCGTAGTTCGGCCCCTGATGTTACCAGATTCGACACGAAGCATACTTGTCCCGGTGTATAATCGCTGGAATTTTTAACATAAAGGATGCAACCGAGAACCTTTAACCCGGTGCCGCCCCCACCATGACCAACTTGGACTGTACCATATGCCTGTAAAGAGCTTGTTGCATCCGCCCAAGTGAACACGCAGTTTTCGATAGTCAAACCAGAACTATTATATATCCCCTCAACGTTTCCCTCTGGACCGTTATTGACTAATTGAGTTTCCCACTGCGCCCAACATCGTCGTAACGTGATATTATTGCCGCTGCTAGTAGCTGCAAAATTGTTTCTTCCTTCGCCAAAAACAGCAACATCCTCAAAAAGAACATTTGAACAGTTATTAGCGTTGACAGTATGGACGTTGACCGTGCTGTCGGCATCCCAAGCGATACAACGCTTTATCTGTATGTTTGTTGATCCACCATGAACCGTGATAACTGAACCGCTCGAATTATAGGCGTTCACGCCTTGAATCGTGATGTAATCATTGCTATTCACCACGTCGATGGGCACCCTTGCGTGCTCGCCGTTGATCGCCGCGCCACCGTCATTGACGGCCCTGATTACGACCGGATTTCCCGATGACCCATTAACCCCGACACTTGGAACAATCATCGAATTTGCGCCGGTATAGGTGCCATCGAGCAGCCCAAGAGATACCCCAGGACCGGCTACTGCCCAAAAATCAGATATCCGAAACGGCGAACTAAAAGTTCCATTACCAGTGCCGTTTGGTGATGCGAAATAATCAAAATTTGGAATAGCCGATACCAGAACCCTAGAAATTGCACTTTGAGTTATATTTTTAATATCCAATACGCGTTGATAAATCACGCTAGGCGCAGGCGAGGTGCTGACCTTGGATAGTGATCCTAAGCTTCGTAGGCCAGCATTTAACGCCTGTTGCCACAGATGCGGGATCTCGCCGGGCCGTGCCGACAATAAAATATGATACAGATTAGACTGCGCCATAACTTGCGCTCTTAAGCTCTTGCGGTACAGCCGCCCTTTTCTATTTCGCCGCTTAGGCATGTCATCTGCCGAACCGTCCCAATATGTTCGTTAGCCATCGGAAGCCAGGGACCCTGTTGCGGTGATAAACGGTGATGCGCACAGAGTCTATTGAAAATGTAGCGAATGTAGCAGACGCTCTCCTTATAGCTACGCCAAAGTCACTACGATTTATATCAGCAGGCGTAATGGTTGTGCCCCACATCTCTGTATTACCGACACCAGCAGTGCGAAATGTCTCCGTGCCATCAAAAGCGATGATCTTATTAGTACTGCCAATGCTCCCGTATTTAACCAACCTCGATGAGATGATATAAGGCTGACTAGGATCGCCCTTCATTTCAGCTTCCAACTTTACGCCAGTGATCTCTCTCCCTGGATACACGCTAAAATTAAACCCAGTAACGACTAACCACGTGCTAGTCTCTCCGACTAGAGTAACAGTGGCATAGGAATCATCAGAGCTAGTAACATTGCCCGTGTTGACCCACGCCACATCGCCAACCGAGGAGTCATTGACCGCTACGGTGCCGTAGTTAGGCCCGTCAAAGTCTCCAACCGCCGCCGCAGGCACGCCCCTCAGGCGGCTAAATAACACCACTGGCAAGCGATAAAACCCAGCTAAGACATTTGACGCTTGGCGGTTGAGAGCTATAGCGGCTTGCGTAAAGGCCCCGTAAAAGGTCATCCAGGCCTGACGAAACAAAGAAGTCTCTGCCGTCACCTGAGCAGTTAAGGTACGCTGAAAAAAGTTAACGACCGTCGGCTCTATCACCGTGCCTAATCGCCGCCCGGCGTAAGCTAAGACGTTCAACGCTCCTTGCAAAGCGCCTCGTCTTGGCGTGTTCAGAACAGCCGTCAAGCTTGCCCAAGCACCATTGAATGTCAACCAAGCCTGTCTGACGATTGCCCCATCAAACAGAACTATGGCAGCCATGGCTTGTTGTATAAAAGCCGATGTTCTGTTAAGCGCTGTAGTCGCTATCGTAGCAGCCGCCATGCTCGTTCTGATATACCGAATTACCGCTGGCGTCTCGTAGGCTACGGCTGTCATGACTTGAAACAACAGGTTAGAGGTCCCGCTAGTGATGATCCTAGAGGCGGTTGTAACAGCTGCGCACAAAGCCTGTAGCTTAAAACCAACCTTTTTAGAAAAAGAAGATACGGCCCGTGTCGTTGCTCTCAAACTAACGCGTCGATTACCGCTAAACAAAACTGTTATGGCTTCGGTAACTGTTGTCAGCGTTGCCGCCAAACCCTTATTGACAGACGGAGCGGCGCGACAAGCCAGGGCAAATGTCTTGGAGAAAAACCGTAGCAGCCCGACCGCTAGGTTGAGCTGCACGGCGAATCTATCTCTGAAGTAAAAGAAGCGCTGGAACGCAGGAGCTAAAACTACACTACCATCAAGGTGATAAGGTCGAGCGGCTGAACTAAAGACCGAATAGACAACATTACTAATCATCTCTGCGCCCAGGTATATCCTAAAAAGGTTCTCGCTCCCGATATAGCCGACCGGGCCACCAGTTACCCGTGACTGGGCGCGTTTAGCCCGGCGGGGCCCAATCAGGCTGGCCAGCCGCGACTGCCGATAACTGCCTCCCTTGGTCCGTAAAAATGCCATTCATGCGATCTTGCGCAATCTACATCAAACACTCTAACAACTGCCTACCGATAAATTCGGTGTAGGCAGGCGGAATAGCTTCTTTAACTTCACCCCAAGTCTGCATCCACCCAGTATTCATGGCTTCATTTGCATCTTCGACGTTGCCGGCCCTCATGGCAGTGAATTTCCTACTAACTAATGTTTTCTGTGGATGATCACCATAGACCCCAACTACAGTTGATTGCAGATGATGCGCACAACGACGACCCCACAGAGGAAGATTTGATTCAAAGAGACGATGACGCCTAACCTGCAAGTTGAACGACGATCCGCATAAAGTTACCGGCTCAATCAGCGGAGCACCTGGTACATTCTCGATAACATAGGGCCTTTTTTTAAGTTTCTCTCGTACCGCCTCAATTAGTCGAGGACGACAACTAGTCCCGTTTCGCAGTCGCGCTGCCGAGCTATACGCTTGGCAAGGTGGACTCGCATGGACAACATCGAATCCACGCATGGGATATGTAAACGCATCGGCCTTGTGAAACTCAAATGGATAATTAGGTTGTGGTCTAAAATCCACACCCACCACATCAAAACCTGCGCGAGCATAACCCACGGCAGCACCACCGGCTCCACAAAATAAATCAAGCAATCTAGGCTTCATTTATCTATCCATTCGTTTCCAGATGGTGCAAACTCGCATACTTCAAGAACTTTACGAATCTGTTCTTTTCGACGAGATGTTAAAAACTGATAAATAGTCATCAAAAAACCGCGCGCGCGCGGACCGTGAATTGCCCAAGTATATCCCCTATACTTGCCAATATAGTCGCCCGTCCGAAATAATCCTTGATCCGTAACATAGCCACCAAACAAATCGCGCATCTTATCTAAGAGTTCTCTATCCTTTTGTCCAACGCTTGCATTTTGTGTCTTAGTGGTGCCATCTGGGTTTTTCATTATCTGGCACCATCCCTCACCTTCGTATATTCCTGCGGCCCACTGAATATCTCCAGTGGTAGGATGCTTAGCAGCCTTGAGTCGCTCAAAGTAACCATCTTGATGATTTAATATACGGCCCTTTTTGCTTCCGCCTACTAGGATTCGCTCGCGATATTTCCATTTCGTTGAGCAACTATTTGAACAAAATCGTCTCCCCTGCGAACCGCGATGAGCTAAACCGCCGATAAGAAACTCGGCGCCGCAAAGTTCACATTGTTTTTTTGTCGGCTCAACTTTAAGACCAGGCCGTTCTCGATGCGCACCGGGAGTTTCATAGCAAGCTCGTGAACAAAATTTTCCTCGTCCATCTTTAATCTGCCAACTGCGAACAAGAAATTTTGTACCGCATTTAATGCAGGCACACTCCACATCAATCGATATCTTTGGTCTTCCTCGTGGCATAGCAATATCCTCCTTGAAAGAGTTATTGCATAATACACACTTGGAGTAAAGATAAATGATAGAATAGCGATCATTTATTACGTAATCCAGTAACTAATTGATTACGTGGACGTTAGTGTGATCGTGAACTCGATCCGATCATTCGTCTGCAACGCTACCGTGCTGAAATCACCTTTGATCAGCAGAGTGCCCGAATTGTTATGAAACAACCCGGCATTGGTGATCGATCTAACGGCAGATGCCGTCAGCGTGCTGATCCACTGCTCCTGATTGAACACGGTGATCGAGGTAGCCGCTATGATGCGCGACTGCGCCTCGCTAAACAGCGTGGTATCAGTCTTAGCGGCGGTGCCGGCCCCCTCCCCCCAGCCTACAAAGTAGGTCGTGGAAGTGATCGTAGCGTTCATAAGCTGCGTTAACCACGCGGTGCCACAGTTTGTAAATACAGTTGCCATCGTTACCTCCTAACGTCTCCCACTTGCCGGTCGCCGCTCTGTAAACCCTGACCTTAATATCTATCTTCTTGCCCGTCGTCGCGCCTTCCATGTGACGTCCTCACGCTCGATAAGCCCCCTCATAAGGAGCAAACTTTGCCTGTAACAACTTTTCAATGACCAATTTGGCCTCTTCTTTGTCCACGGCCCTGAACCGCGTGGTGCCGTTGAGCTGGGCATTCGTCGGTTTCACGTCAAGCGACACACAAACCTCCGTGCCCTGACCCAAATACGCCAGCGCCTCGGAGTAATAATTAGTCGCGTCCTCAGCCAAAAAGGCGTAGTCCCCCGTCAAAAAGTTCTTACGATAAGCCGCCACCACTTTTTCCAGTAGCGCTCGGACCTCTGGCGTTACCCTACGCCCGTTAGACTCCATCGCGTACTTGGCCAGGTGCATGTTGTCGCGCATGTCGTATAAGAATATACCTAATACTCGTTCTGGGTACTTCAGCCGGTCGCACTCCAACAGCTTCAAGTTACGCCAAAACCGCTTGCGTCTAATGGTCTCAGTCAGGTAGCCGTCGTGGTGTATGTGCACGTCGTTCAACAGCATGCACCCAGCGCCTACTCCCCTGTTGATACCTAGCTCAAAGTGCTCGTGCACCTTGCCGTAACACGAGATGCCCACCCTATTGCGGAACAGTCTCACTGGGATATCCTTCTTCAACACACCCGGAGGGTCCACCGCTATGTGGTGCTGCGGCACGGCGTAGCCTAGCAGGTGATTGGCTCTCAGGTACTTCCACAAGCAACGCCACTCCAGCAGGTCCTCGTCCGAGTCTATCCACAATATCCAATCGGTCCAGGCGGGCTCAACCGACTCGTTGCGCGGCGTCTCAAACCCGGCCATCTCGCAGACCCCTGGTTGAATGCTCATCGGGTCGTGCTCGGTGACGTGAGCGTAACACCAGAACGGGCTGGTCCCCGCGTAGATGTCCTCGGTGTACTCCGCAACCACGTTAACGGTACGGTCGCTCGACGGCCCGTTATCTAAGATGACTATCTGATCGGCTATCCTGTTAACTGACCTCAAGCAGCGGTGAATCACGTCCTCGTTGTTGTTGGTGATCATGCACACGGCTACGGTCTCACGCGGCCCCTGGAGCAGGAACTTGCGCTCGTAGTCTATCTTGCCCACCGGCTTGTCGTCTTTACGATAGGCCGCCATGTACCACCCGGCAAACGTCCTATCCAACTCCAGCTCTTTTAGATCGCTGAACGCCTGCAGCTGGAAGTCCTGGCGATGACCAAACAGATCCAACAAGTCGTGCTGGTCAAAGGCATGCACGTGAACGGGCGGCACCTGCTTTATCACGAACTCATCGCGCTCGCGGTTGCCTATCGGCACGGTAAATACCATCCAACCGTTAGGCTTGCAGTGTTTTTCGAGCTTGGCGATAGCCCCCTCTATATCAGGCAGGTGCTCTAGCGTCTCCATGCAGACGACGCAGTCATATTGCTCAGGCAGCGCGACCTCGTCCCCACCGCAAACGAAGTCCACGTTGTCGGGATAAAGAAAAGCTGGCGTGCCGTCGGGCAGCTGCGCCTGCCTCAGCTCCTCGGCACACCGGATGAGGGAGGGAGATACGTCCACTCCTGTGACACGGAGGGTAGGGCTAATCGTGTTGGAGATTGTACGGGCGTATCCCCCATGGGCGCAGCCAAAATCAAGAACCGAATTGATCTCGTTCTTGCGCTGCGAGAGGAACTCCAGCAACACCTTGAGTCTTGGCTCGGTGTCTGCCCAAAACGCCGTGCGGTAATCCGCGTCAGCGCCGCCGCTGCGTTCCTCATAAAATTGGGCCAAGGCGCGTTGCTGGGCCGCGCCGCTCAGCTTTAAAAACGGCATAAAGCGGTCGACGTGACGGTCCACGGCCCGCTGAAGCACGGAGTCTCCCAACTGCTCAGCGTACTTTTGCGCCGCCACTACGTCGGAGCGGAACAGGAAGTGCTTGATCACACGACGCGGCTCACTGCTCTTAGCAAATATGATCTCGTGAAACAGCTCCGTCCACTCCTCCGCCACAGGCCCCCACTGCCACTTCTCGGCCCGCTGCCTACCGGCCTTCTGCAGCTGCTCGTAGCGCGAGTCGTTGTGCATCAGGTCGACGGTCTGCTCCACAAAGGCCTTGATAAAGGCATCCGTTACCGGCTTAAAGCCTGGGTCAACCGGGTCGCCCTCTTGACCAATAGATCCGTCGTCTTTGATCAACACATGACAGCCCGCGCAGGTCTCCGGTAATGCCGCTTTCCAAGGACCAACCATCACATCATTGCACGCCGCTACTTCCATTGAAGTGATGCAATTATGCACGACAATTCCATTAGCTACGAAATTGTGCGTGTCGTCTACCTCCATGCAGTATGCATCGGCGTCATCGGCATGCTCAATAGATACTACAACGTGATTCTCCTCCTGTTGTAGTCTACGATTGTTCCAACCACGTTTTGCAGCTGTACTCCTGAAGACGTGCTCTTCCTCGGCGGATTTATCCGCGTGCATATTATGGAGCAATGCAGTCTTTTCGGTTATTCGCTTAGCGCGTTCTTCAGCATCTAGCCTTTCCCAATAGTTCCTTATATGCAGAGAATGGGCTGCCCAAACTTGCAGATTACTCGGATCATTATTGCTCGGATCGCCATCTAGATGATCGACTATCTCGCGCATAGATAGCTTTCGCCCAAGCATCATTTCTGCTACATAGCGGTGCTCAGGCACTCTATCCGATAGGTTAGATCGACTGACATACCAGTAGCGTTTAGTCAGGCCGTCTTTTCTATGTTTAAATTGTCCGAAACCGGGAGTCCTGCCAAAAGGCATTAGCCGATCACCAGGCTTAAGAGCATCCGCCCTTACATACTCACCAGACCTGAGCATCACTTCATGATCTGGTGTTAGAGTAAGTGTAGTTTCACAACGAGCCTTGCAGCCCGCCGTCGGTTTCATCCGAATAGTCAACATTTTGGTATTGAGGCGAGTTCGCACGACGCGATTTGCCTTGGCCAACACCATTCGTTTTTCATTTACATCCCACGACCAAACCCAGAAGTTACGTCGATTTTCCTTCCACAAATTCTCTATCGTCTCTCTGCCGCTTGGCATGTCAACGATAGAATCGCCGCGAAGTGGAGAAATCTCTTCAAATACGCTCGGATAGAGTTGTAGCCGCGCCTGCTTGTAGTGAGTGTACAGCTGCTCCTTGCCCAGGTTGCCGAGGTCTATCACCGAGTCACCGTACTGCTTGGCAATTTGCGCCAGCTCGGTATAAAGCGGCAAGGTAGCCGGATCGGAGTATCTGGAAAGATAGAGCTTGGCCCGCGGCTCGCGTCTTAATATCTCTGGCCATACTCGCGTCAACAAGATATCTAGTCCGCGCTCGGGCCTAGCCGTGAACATCAGCTTAAAGCGATCACGCTGCTGAGCAGGCACCTTGTCAATGAGGCCCAGGTCGATCCCGTTGCGCGT